GTAGAAACCCGCCTAAAAAAAAGGGTATTTGCACCTTTTGCGCCTTTAACTTGATTGCAACGACGGCAGCAAGCAACTAAATTATCTGGGTCAAACATGCTTCCACCGCTTACTCGCGATTGAACATGGTCAACTTGGTCAGCTTCTTTTCCGCAGTAGGCACAACAGTAACCATCACGAGCCAAGACCCTAAGCCTTACCTCTTTCCATCTACCCGAACCAAGTGCTATTTTACTCAATGCCACCCTTTAATCTTAAAGTGTTCCAACGCTTTGCACGCATTAGTATAGCCATTGGTATCCACACCATACCGATTAAACAAATAATCAAGACCCCAATCAATTTGACCATAAGGGTCAAGAGTTGCAAGATACTTACTTTTGCCTTGAGGTATGCCGTATGTTTGTTGTTTGCCATTTAAGTTTCCGATACTCCTAGGATTCCAAGCACTTTCTTTTCCCCACAGCTGAGTTAAACATTTATATTGTTTTTTATCTTCAATCTTTAAAAGTGCATACTCTTTAAAGGTAATCATAATTACTGGGCGATAAGATAAAGCAGATACGGAATCAATCTTTTTAAACGACATGCTTAATATCAATAAGCAAAGAGCTGCCCCAATAGCTATTAGCAGCGAACTCGCGAGCAATCCGCTAAAGCGGCTCGCGTTCGCGCTTTTAGGCGCGTCGCTTGCTAGATAGCGTACCATTAGTGTCAAGACCTATCAGCAAAACCGCAGGTCAGACGGCAAGTCATAATTCTAAAATCATCTGATTCAATCCAAGTTTCGTCCCAACCAGCGTTACTCATATCGAAGTCCAACCAATAAATTTAGCTTCAGGATTTGCCTCTTTCCACTCTTTCATTAAGCGATTTTGTAGTTCCCAATTCATTTCATGGTCATGATTTGGGTCGTCACACATTAGCCGTATCCTTCACTCCATTCATGTCCACAATCTTTACATTCATGAAAGTAATCTTTGTTATAGGTTGTTGTGTTTGTGTTATATCCTAGACACTCTGGGCATTGGTCTTTTTGCATGTGTAACAGCTGCCGCTTTCCATTTTCCAAGCCCCACATTTATTGCAGCGCACAACTGATTTATCAGTCATAGCCTCAATTCTAGCCTTTACACCAGTGTTTTCACATTTAACACACATAACAACTACATGTTCTTCCCCAGCGTCAAAACCTACTTTTTCCCAAAAAAGCATAGGTTTAGCGCATTTATTACATTTAAAGACCCAAGTTAGGTCAGACAAAAGCTACCTTGCATAGATTATCCACGGTTATTAAATAACCCTTTGTTGAATACTCTGGACGGTTCATCTCTTTAAATATGCCATAGGTTTTTACAGCTAGTTTTATCTTGTCTGTGGGAACTGTTATCAATATGTCCTCAAGGACAAATGACCAATGAGTTGCTTTGGTTACTGTAATGCCTGACCAATACCACTCTTGTCTGACATCTGACCAGCAATCTGTTTCAATGTAAAGGTTTCCCGTATCTTTCCAGCGTCTATCACGCTTTACTTCAACAGTCTCAATTGGGGCGGTCAAAAGGGCGTTGGCTGCAACCTCACCCTCTTGACCAAATCGAAAGTCTAAATCCCAGTCTGATAAATTAGCCATGATGATTTAACTCAATGTGGTTAATGCAGCCACAGGCTACGCATTTTTTAATACCATCAACCGTTATCAATCTTGGGTCATTACACATTTCGCAACACTCAGATAATGGGACAACATCTAAAACGACGCCTTTATCGGTAAAGGTTGCCCTCATTCCAGTTGAGTCAATCATTTCCATATCACCCATTGTTATCATCCTCAAAATACCAATGGCCGTTAGTTGTAATTTTAGCCCAAACCGCTGGACACAAAGATTTTGCACAAACATATCCATAATAAGGTTTTTGGCTTTTAGCATTTACGCCTTCTTTGAGAATATGACCATGCTCGCAAGCAATCGGTGGTTTGGGTGTTGAATTTGGAATTGCGTCAACTGCATCTCCAACACTCCAAACGACTGGCTCTTTATTTATCACAGCTTTAACTTCGGGTGTATTGAAAGCGTCCCGCAACGCTTCTTCTACAACTGCGCTTCTGCTGCCAGTTGCGCCATACCTAGGTTTAAATGGCACTACTTTTTCCATCTCTGCCCTGTTAGCCCTCGGTGCTTTTTCACCATTTTTGGTCGTAGAAAATTGTGGTTTGCCAGTATTCGTTATTGACCTAGCAAAACTGGAAGTTTCTGCCTTTTCTATCGCAAACGGTATTTTCATGTTTTCCGCTGCCAATCCCATAACCCAAGCGTGGGGGTCGTCAGCTTTACGCCATAAAATTGTTTTTACCACAACCCAAGTATCACCATTGGAATCCTTGTAAAATTCGTGGTTTAACTCATAGCGAAAATCAGGATTATCAGCTGCAAAAAGTTCAATTCTTTCTTCAGCTGTCATGTAATTAGATAAATCAAACGCCATCTTCTTCACCCCTCATTTCTCTAACAATTTTGTGGAAGATAATCCCGTATCCAAGCAAATCTCGGAGTGAGTCATCATGGTTACTTGTTTGACTAAGGCGTGAGACTTTGACGAGCAACATGCACATTGCGACCTGCTCAGGCGAAATGTAAGTGTCCAAATAACCTGACCAGAGTTCGCTAATTCTTCTGTGAGATTCTTCTGGACTTCCGTAAATGTTTCCTCTATCGGTAAGTATGAGTTGGATTTCATCTAGAAGTTCCTCAGTTCTTTTCATAATCAAAGACCTCATCAGATTTTTGTTTAATGTTGGTTAATCGTCTGTGAGATTCCCAACCTATGGCGCGACCTCTCCAATAACCTTTATTGTAAGATTCAACGCGTAACAAATGCAGAGCATAAGAAATTAAGCCCGTGGTCACCATAAACCACAAAACAGTTATTCCGTTTATTTTCATGCGCTCACCCATGAACCCGCAAATGGAGTTGTAAATATAGGCTGGTCAAATCTCAAATCGTAATTTATTTGATATTCAAAGCCCTCTTGTTCAAGATATTTAGTAGCTAATACCAAGGCTGCTGTATTTTCAACCCAGTAAATAAAATCATGTTCAAAGTTGGGGGTTTCATCAAATCTATCAATTTGAGATTCCCAATCAATACCTTTGAATTGCATTTGGTTTTCAGTCAGCAATTCAAAATCTTTAGCTGTGAGTTTCATTTTTTCCTTTTCCATCAAGTCCCGTTAACTTGATAGGAAAAGCATGAGGCTTAGGGATGACAATTACAACCCGAAAGTCGGGCGTGTTGTATAACGATTTTGTTATTTGTAGAGTTTGCCCTCAAATATGAATTGGCCATTGTTGATAGGAATTGGAATTACCTGAACTTTACGCTCTTGAACATAAGCTACTGCGAAGCCCTGCTGCCAATTGGCATAGCCCCGAGTGTAAGCCATACCGCTTGAGGCCAAATCGACCAAATTTCCGACCTCTAATCCCCATACAGTACGGCCTAATTGACCTCTGGAAGCCTCTGTAAAGGCAGATAACCCCAATCTATGGGTATGCCCACAGACCACGCTTTTTCCCAGCCTTCTAGCCCCATTTAAGGCTGTTTGTGAAGGAACTTGGCTAAGAGGGAAAGCGTCCCCATGAACTGCCGTCCAACCGTATGCCCAGTCAAGTCCGTATGGGTGAAACTTGATGCCGAGTTTGTCATATCCCAGAAAACGCTCATATTGCATTTCGGGTAAATTGAGGAAGCTTGGGAGTCTTTTTTTGATTGAGCGATAAAGTCTGATTCCATGGTTACTGCCTAGGACATCTGTGACGCCAAGATATTGAAGAACCTCTTGCGTTGATTTTCTGTCATCATCAAGATTGCCAACCATTTCATCAATCGTTCCTGCGTTGAAGCCACCCAGCTGAGGAAGGTCAATCTCATCACCAATTTGAATAGTTTGATGAGGCTTCCATTTATCTAAAAACTTTCCTACAACCTTCACGCTCTTTTCACAAAAGAACGGTGCTTGTAAATCGCTAATAAAAGCGACTCTTTTCACTTAATCTTCGTCCTCGTCAAAATCATCTAAAGGATTTTTAATTGGGTCTTTCGTGTCAACTATCCAATCAGGATAACTTGACCTATCCATGGCAAACGCTAAAGCTGTGCCTTCGTCCATGCCTGATTTTCTGCAAGCCATATAAACCTCATTAGCTGCAATAGCCCAGAAATCTAACTTGGTAAGAACAGGCTCTTTGGTAGTCCTGCGTCTTTTAGCTACTTTCTTTTTTGGTTTGCGTTTGGTTGCCATAGGTTTATTTTACTTCTTGCTAATGACAATAAAGAGTTCATCAATACGATTTGAAAGGTGTGTTGTTTCTTTTTGCAATGAGGTCAACTGGTCTTTCATTGAATTTCCCCCATTTGGACGAAGTTCATTTAGCCAACCTTTTACCAGCCAGCGTAGCCCAGCCAGTAATCCAATAAGTGTTGTGGTAATTCCAGCAGCAAAGCCAGCCCACTCAAGGGCTGTCATTACTCGTTACTGCCTATGCCAAAAGCTTTATCGTCAGGATTTAAAGCTCTAAGGATTGGGGCTACAAATGCAATTAAAAAGGCTTTCCAAATATCATTGAATGAACCTTCGGGATTTGTTACATATACGGTTGCCAAACAAACAAATGCGCTTCTTGCGTATGAGTTAATTACGGCTAGTGTCTTGCTATTCATTCTTGCCCCCTAGTAGTGGTATGTTAAAGAACTCCGAGTTGTTATCTTGATTTTTTCTGAAACTAATATGAATATGGTGGTCGTGGGCTGAATAACCTCTGTACTTTCTCCATTTGTAATTGAATATTGGTGAGGCAATTTGCCCCTTGTGAATTACATAAGATACGCGTCCGTAATCTTTAGCGTAGAGTCTAAGCTGATTTGCCAAATAGATTGAAGCCCCTTTGTCGTCAGAAAGGCGAGCGTCAATGTCGATTGCCCTGACAACATTTCCAGATTTTGGGTCTGGTATGTGGTCTGATTTACCTGCTTGTTGATGACGCAAATCAGCAATCCACCCATCACTCCCACGAAGGCGGCTCGGGTATGCGTCATCTATTTGTTCCCGCAGCTGTGCTGCCGCCTTTGATAACCATGGTTTCATATTTTCCAATTTATCCTTCGAGAACAATCTTGAGGGATTGTGCCTAGGCTAGAAGTAGCCTTGCCTCATCCTCGCTAATTCCAAGCCGTTCTAGCAGGGCTGCCTTTTGGGTGGTTCTTGCAGAATCTTGCTCAGCCTTCCAAGCATCATATTGAGCAAAACCTGCTTCAAATTGTTCTTTTGTAATTGGCTCGCACTCTAAAAACTCTATGCCTTCATAAGTATCGCCAGAAATTATCCAACCACCTTGCGGGATAAGCATTTCTAATACTTCTCTGCCATTTGCCATATTATGCTCCAATTTCTAACAATGTAATTGTGCTCGTAGAACTTCCATCTTGGACAAAAACTGAGACAGCATTACCACTATTTCTAAATTGTGTTTTGTAAGTTGTGCTTGAAGTAGTTGCTGGACTATCTAAATAAGCAATTGAAATACTTCCAAATTGATTATACAATGCTGAATTTGTAAAACCAGCAGCACCAGCAAAATCATTAACTATTGAAGTTGCGCCTCTAAACAATCGCAATGTCATATTATTATCTGAATTTTGTGAAGATTTTCCACAACCATTTTGATGAACCATAACTAAAACTTTTGATGTGCTCAAACTTGGTGTAATGGATGCCGTCAATCCAGTATCCGCAAAACTGTTAGTTGAATTTGAGGTTGTTGTTGAATATGTGGCCGATACAACTTGCAAAACTTTTCCACCACCAGCAGGTGCAGCCCATTTTAATCCTGTTGCTTCAGCACTATCGGCAGTTAATAAATACCCATTTGTTCCAGCGGTTAATTTACTAAAAGTGTCTGCGCCTGTTCCAACAATTAAATCACCCTTAGCGTCTATTGCTGTTGCCATTGAGTTAGTAATTGTTACTGTTCCTGAAGTACCGCCACCACTGATACCAGTTCCAGCGGTTACGCCTTCAATATCACCAGTTGCACCCGAAGCAACCCAAGCAGCACCATCATAATAAAAAAGACTGTTAGTGTCTTTAGTAAAAGCAAACTGCCCCTCAGCGGGTGCGGTGATTGCTGCGTCACGTGCCGCCGTACTTGCAAAAACTAAAACGCCCTGCATTAAATATCCGTTGACATCTGCTGCCGATAATACATCTCCTGTATTAAAGGTTTTAAATCCTAATCCTGCTGCCATGTGTGATTCTCCTTAGGGTCTAATTATATCGGTTAATATGACAAAACATCTTCTCCAATGACCCCATAATAAGGGCTGGAAAGAATTAACCCGTCAACAATGGGTTCTAAAGTAGTTAGGACTGTTTTCCAAGAATTGGCGGTTATTGTGTGAGCAATGCCTTGAATTTGCAAATTTTTCACAATGGTAGAGCCGTCAGGTTGAACATTGGAAATTAACACATTGTCAAAATAATCGAAATCCAGAATTGTGGCAGTTGGAACATCTGGGTCAAATAAGTCCAAGCTCATTTCATCAATTCTTATTGTCGTTGTGCTACGGCTGGCAACATATATTGAGGCAATATTTAGAGCTTCAGCGTCGGTGTTAACCACCAAATCTGAAACTGAAATCGAGTGTGGGAAATAGGTTGCAATGCTTGTTGCGTCTTGTATGGTTTGGGGTGAGCCGCCTGATTTTGTAATTGTTGCCGAGTTAATAATTAGTTTGTCATCATAAGCAAATTTTAAATTGGAGTAAGGAATACCTGTTGTTTGATTAAATTCTGTCGGAGTTACTCCCGCGCTAGCAATAACATTAGCCCTATTTTTAAAGACAACATCACCTAAAGGTGAAATGTAGAAAGCCCCTTGCTCTGAGAACTCACAATTTTGCAAAGCACTTAGAGAAGTTCTTAAAGTTGCTGGGTCAGCAATTGTTAATGAATTTCCTGTGTCAATCTGACGCATAGAAAGGGGAAAATTAACTGTGTCCAATATTTTACCAATTCGAGTGCCAGTATCTTGATTCGCAGCTTGACCAGTTATTGAAATGACATTTGCCAAGTTGAATAAACGAAAAGCGTCGCTTGCACTAATGTCAACATAAGCCATATTTTCGGCTTGGTCATAAGAGTAGGAATAAGCTGTTGTATATCCACTAAAAAGATAATAAGTAGTCCCACCCGTTGAAGCTGATATTCTTAATTTTCTTAAAGGTTCTAACTGACCATAGTAAGGTGAGGTGACATTTTGGGGATTGAAGTCACCCGCTGGGTCATAAATTCTAACCGTGCATGAACCCGCTTCGTAAATATCACGGGCAACATTTCTGCCCCGCCTAATGCTTATTTGTCTTGTTTGTGGGGTTAGATTAACAACTAATGCGGGTGTAGCAGAATCAGATAAAATATTTGTGCCTAAAATTCCGTTAGTCGGGTCGTCTAGTGTGAACGGGATACCGAAGGTTGCGCCCGAGCTGAAATTTAGCGAAACATCAAGCGTTGCTGGAAGTGCCATTACTGGAAAGCACCAAGCAATCTACCTACCGCGCTTGGTGAACCTGATAGATTTTGATTTAACAAACCATTTCTGATTTGTTCAACAAGGTCTGCTTCAGAAACTACATTGCCAGCGTTATTTATTGTTATGTTAAATGTTGGGACTTTAACGCCAACATCACTCATAACACCTGTAATTGATTGATAATCTGACATTGCTATTGGTGCATTTGCAAGTATAGAAGGCGCGGTTGTTGGAGTAACACTAACCCTTTGCGTTCCTTCTGGAATGTTAGGTTTCATTTGCAACAATCTATACATTTCAATCATTTTTGCTAACAGGGCGTCAATTTCAGCACCCCAGCCTTTGAATGGATTCAAAGCAATCGGCAGGTTAGCAATTGATTTAGCCAAGTCCGTAGTCTGCAATTGACTGATTGCTAATTGTTTACTTAATCTTTCGGCTTCCGAGGCATTGTCTTGCAATAATGCCATTTGCAATTGTAATCTTAATTTATCGTTATCACTAATTTCTCTTTGCAATGCAGCCAAAACTTGAATCTTATCAATTTCAAAAATAGTTCCCGCTTTCTTTAAAGCGGCTTCTTCTTCAGCTTTCTTTTTAGCTGCTGCTGCGGCAGCGTCGGATAGTTTCTTTTGCTTGGCTAAAAAGGCCAAATACTCTTTATTTCTCTTGGCTTGGTCAGCTGCAAATTTGCTGGCTGTTTCCCATGTTTTTGTGTTTTGTTTCCAAATTTCGTTTTGAATAAGCAAGCGAGTTTCATCAACACCCAACAAATAATCCCAGCCGTCAACTGTCTTTTTTAGAATTGTGTTGATAAATCCGAGCCCTAATTTGTCCGCTAGATTAGGGGCAGCAGAAGTTAATTGGCTAAATTTGATAATAATGGCGTCAACTGTGTAGCCAAAATCTTCCATGGCTTTGGTCATGCCACCGATACCTTGATTGCCAGTTGCATTTTGGAAAGCCATAATCAGACCTTGGCCGATAATCTCCTTGGTCTCATTAAATTGATTATTTAATAACGCGACTTTCCCAGCATAAGTTTCAAGATAAGCGGCTGATGAACCATTAAATTGTTTATTTAATTCAGCTGTTATTGAAGCCATGTCTGCGCTCGCCAAATAAGCTTTGCTGAGTCCAAGATTTAAACTTGCAAGACCTCTAGTATTTCCTGCATAACCTTTTGATAAAGCGTCAACGACTGCGCTTAAATCATTTCCGCTGCCCCTAGATACTTCAATTGCTAGGTTCAAATCGTTCATGGCAGATTGAACATTGCCTGTTGACCTGAATAATTGTGTAAAAGAAGGAATCAATAAATCATCTGCTACTCCAGACAATCTAGCAATGTTTTTAATACCTGCTTCCGTATCTGGAAACGCCATCAATTGTCCAGTATTTTTTAAAGTATTTTGTAAAGAAGCTGAAGCCTTTTCTGCGTCAGTAAATTCTTTAACTGCTGATTTACCAAACGCAACGATTTTATTAACTGATAATGCTAAACCTAATGCCAACCCAAGATTTTTTGCGCCTTTTGTTAATTTGCTTAACGAAGATTCTGCTAACTTTGCACCTTTGTCTTTATATTGGGTAACAATATCTATACCAATTGTCATGCTGCTAATCCAAGTCTATCGTTTTTGGTTGTGGTCATAAATTTATATTCAGCTTTTTTTATAGCTTTAAAAACTGCGTCTTGTGCTTTGCCAGCATTGTTGGCATACGCTTTGAATAACAATCTTCCTTTATCCTTTGGGCTGCTTCCAGCTTGTACAAATCCACCATAAGTTCCTTGGATTCTTTGATTAAAATGCGCCCCAGCTCTTGGATTATTGCTTTGTGATTGAGCGTCACCGCCCCAATTTTTGCGTCCAGCTGTTTCAATAATTGCACCAACTCTGGATTTATTTAGCAAACGATATAAAGAGACAAATCCTTGACGGTTTCTTTTGCTTTGAGCAAGACTGTAAGTTAAACCTTTTCTTATGACTAAAGGATTATATTTTGGGAATGGGTCAAGATTAGGTGCTAATGGCGTTTTGGCTTTTCTTCTTGAAATTACTGGCACGCCTTTGTCTTGCCAATTTTCCAAGCCTCTAACACTAGGTTGAACCATAGTTTTGGCTTCGTCGGAAACTTCTTTTAAAGCTGTGCGAATTTCTTTATTCATCTCGGCAAATAAGTCGGGTGCAAATTGCTTCAAAGCTTTACGAGTTTCTATTAACCCGCTTACTTGAACGCCCACTTTGCACCTGTTTGCTTTCTTCTCTTAGAACCGCCAAGGTTGCTAAAAATAATGACCTATCCATTTTTAAATATTCGCTATGAGGTATGCCAGTCCTAACTGCTAACCAAGCAATTAGATATGTAAAGTCATACCTCGTTACCCATTTGGGGATTGTGCGTCTACCACTTCAACTTCTTTTAAAGTTTCAAGGAACGCTTCCCCAAATGGCTTAACAGTTTCTCCTGACCTTCTTAAACATTCCCAAGCTAACCAATACAGGTCAGATTTTCTGTCTTCATCTCGGAATCGTTTATTAAAACCAGTTTTCCAATATTGTTCTGCTGCATATTCAACCGCTGGTGAAATTTCATGAATTGATTCTTCACCTGAAGCCTTGGTGATTTTTAATGCTAACAATTTTTTCTCCTTAGAATGTACCTGTTGTTGCAACCGCAACTGTACCACTTACAGTCCAAGTTACATCAATAGTTCCTAGGTCGCCAACAGCACCGTTAATATCGGTAAGACCGTTGACAAGGCAAGTGGCTGTGTAAAGTTTGTTTGTTGCAGAGACGGCTGTTGCCTTATCTTGCAAGAAAACACAAGTCACATTTGTCCCAAATGCTGCTTGTAATGTCGCTAATACATTTGTACTTGCGGTGTCATTGTAGAAGCTGATGGTCACTTGTGAATCCTCTAACCCAGCTACTCTTTTTCTTCCAGAGTCCCCCATGGCCGTGACTTCAAGCTCGTCCACATTTCTGTTAATTGTTACTGCACTTACATGGTCAGAAAGGTCAACAGAATTAACCTTGACTCCGACCTTATTATTCAAGAACACAGCCATGGTTATTCCTCATCTTTCTTGGTGATTGGTTTTGGCTTTTCTGATTTTGTTATTTGCCCGACTTTTTCAAGCCAAGCTTTGTCCTCTGAAGGAACATCATAGTTTTCACTCATTTTTTTAACTCCAACTTGTCATGATTGAGACGGACATTTCGGCACTTAACATTTCTCCCGCAACACCTGACAAAATATGCGGTGCGGAAATGCTACCAACAACTGCATTGAAAGCCGTGGTAGCTGCTAATTTATTAAAGACACCAACAACCATGTCTTCAATGCCATTTAAATTGCCTTGATTGTCAAACATTGGGACAATCATTACCAATTTAAAATTTACTTTAGGTGCTACTGTTGAATAAACATTGTTTGTTGGTTCAATATACACATCTGCTGGCTGGACAATAACTGAGTTTGCGATAGGAGTGGCGGGCGGAAAAGAAAAGACCTGCCACTCCCCCGCGCTTATTAACGCGTTCGCAAGGGTTGTTCTGAGAGTTGTAACGGCAACTGTCATTATCCAACCAAGCTGTTAGGTGATAAATGATTTACTATGAGGCCTCTGATTCTCGCTGTCAATGTGTTCCCCATGCGGTAAGGCGAAGGTTGAAAATCAGGAGAAATTCCCCCTGCATTGCTGGATTGTCTGCTTTGCCAAATATCAACTGCAATTAAAAGACTTGCTTCTCTAATTTCAGAAACACTACCGTAAGCAACATAATCAGTCGCGCTTACTGTTCCAAATGGATTTGTTGGGTGTCTTGGTTCAATTGTTGAATGTGCAGTAACAAAAGTAATTGAATATGTGTCAACATCTGTTACCGTTCTGCTGCCGTTAAAAGTTGCACCGTTACCGCTTACAGTTAATGTCTGACCAACAAAAAACTCGTGAGGTGTGTCAAAATATAATGTGCCATAACCAACAATGTGTGAGTGTGCAGAATTATATGCTTGATTTTTCCATAAATAATCACTAACAATATTTTGGGCAGATTGACAGACTTCCTCAACAACCGCGCTCGAATATAAAGCACCAATACCCAATGCTGAACGGAGTTCGGCTTCGGTAACCCATGTTGCCGCCAATGTGCTTTCCTTTCTCAGAGTAAGGGGGCTAAGGCTTCCAAAGCCCCCTCACATTTAAAAACAAATCTTAATTAAGACTTGTTGAATTTGCGGATTCCACCAGCTTGTTTAGTTAGAACGCTTGCATATCCGTAAATTTGTACAGAAATCTTGCCGTTATCTGAAAGCTGTACTTGTAGTTTTGTTACTGGTGACTCATAGTATGTAATTGCCTCAGGTACAATCAAGAAGCAAGAATCATCAATGAATCCTGAAGCCAAAACATTTGCGTCAACATATAGATTTGCGCCAAGTACTGTTCCTGTTAACGATTGACCAGAAACATTTCCTGAATTGTTTTGTGGATTTGAAGCAATGTATAAAGCACGCTTTGATGAATCTTGCATGCCCATGATTGACGCCCAAACATCTGTTGAAGCAATAAGGTTACGAGCAAATTTGCCAGTTGACTTCTTGGCTGCTGCTGCCTCTGTTGCTAGGAATGATTGAAGACCATCTGCGTCAGCTGTTGTTGCTGTGGCGACTGTTCCGTCCGCAACAATTGTTTGAAGAACTAATTTATCTGACTTTTTAGCATATGCGTCATTTAACTCACGAAGTAATTCATTTATGAACTCAGGTGAGCTGCGGTCAATAAGTTCCCAAGTAACTTCATTTTTTGCGGCTAGCTTAACTACTGAAGCTGTTAAATAACCAGACTCCATTTCATCATTTGTCATTGCTGCACCCTCGTTAACTTCGTTAACGGTTGGGGCTTGAGTTAATTTTGGAACTGTGAAGCTAAGACCACTTGCTGGCAAAACGCCACGGCTAATCGCGTCGATTGCTGGACGGTCTGAAATTGATGATGTAACAAACTCTTGCATATGCAAAGGTAATGTTAAACCTGTATTGGTTGAAGTGCTTGAATCTGCTGCAAGAATTAGTTGACGAGAAGCGTCATCTCCCATTGCTGCTTTGATTGAGTTCTCAAGATATTGAGCTGAAGTCATTGGTGCAACGCGTGGTGTTGTGTACACCGCTGCGGTTACTGTTGGTCGAGAAGCTTCAACCGCTGGGGTTTCTACTACCTCGGTCGCAACAGGTGTATCGGTTGTTGTGTTTTCCACAATTTCCTCTATTTCTGTTTTGGTTTCGGTTGAAACTGCCTCTGTATTTTCA